ATGATCAAAGTATCGGTGACATCGACCGACGTCCGCAATCAAAGCGGCAATGCAAAAGTCAGCGGCAAGGCTTACTCGCTGAATTTCCAAACCGTCTACGTGCACACGGTTGACCGCCAAGGCAAGCCAAACCCGTACCCTGAAAAGACTGAAATCATCCTCGAAAAGAACGAGCAGGGCGCTGCATTGTTTTACCAGGTGGGTGACTACATGTTGGCCCCCGAATCCATCTACGTTGATCGCCAGGGCAATCTGGCTATCTCCCCCAAGCTCATCTCCAAGCCAGCCGCCGTTGCCAAGGCTTGACCATGTTGGTCGCCCCTCAACAGGCGCAGCACGCGGCCCGTGTGGTCGCTGTGCATTCCGCACTGCTCTCGCTGCTGCTGGAGCAAACCCCTGAGCTTGCCCCTGATGGCGTTACTGCATCGTTCCACTGGAGCGAAGAGGAGGGCGTTTCGCTCTCGATCACCTATAGCCGCGATGGCTTGGTGGTTGGCGAAGAGGGCATTTGATGAGCGACAAAGCCCGCCGCCTGCTGCAATACCGCTACTGGCTTGACGGCCTCATGGCCCGTCCAGCCCGCTCCGACTGGTATCAGCGTGACCTGTATTTGACCGAAAGCAGCTTGCGCGATCAGGCCGCTTACATCATCGGGCGCGACTGCTGATGTCCGCCGTTGTTGACTTCGCTGAGCTGCATCGCTGCATCGGTGGCAAGACCTCTCGCATGGTTGCTGCCGATGCCGTCTTGCGTGCTCGTTCCGCTGTTGAGTTCGCGGCGCTTGCTGACCGGCAGGAGGCGCGCAGCGCCTCCGGGCTTGTCTCAGATTCAACAACTTGCACAGGGTTGTTTTCTGCAGTTGATTGGGCTCATAACTGCATCACCATCGACCCAAAGAAGACTCGCGTGACGCGGCTGCGCAAAGGCCTCGGTATCGCTGCAAAGCAACTCCATAACCTCGGCCCCCGCAACCAGCAAATCTGGATGCAAACGCTGACCTACGCGGGCACAAATCTCAATTGGCGCCCTGAGCACATCAGCCGCTATCTCGATGCCATGCGCCGCTGGCATTACGCGCGCACCGGCACCAAAACCCTCAGATATGCCTGGGTCGCTGAGCTCCAGCAACGCGGCGTTATCCACTACCACGTCATTTGCTGGCTCGCCGCTGGCCTTACCCCCCCCAAAGGCGATATGCAGTGGTCATCCATCGATCGCAAAGGTGTCAAGCAATGGCATCCCCCCATGTGGCCCCACGGGATGACGCGCCGCGACAGGTCCACTGCACCTGTCGCCTATCTCATGAAGTACGCCAGCAAGGTGGACTCAAAAAACGTAGGGAGCTTTCCTCATGGAGCGCGAATACATGGAACTGGCGGCCTTGACGCTGTTGGACGTTCTATACGCCGTTGGGTTCTTTGGCCTGCTTATGTGCAGGGCAATGCGTCCATCGCTGACCCGTTCAAACCTTCGCCGGGTGGCGGCTACCTCAATGCTCAAACCGGGGAATACCTACCGTCTGAGTTCGCACCAACTGGCGGCGGTTTTACGCGATTTGTGCGCATCCGCACCGTGCCCCGGCAGGTTGATGCAGCAGGGCCTTTTTCTTGGCTCAACCAACACCAAAACACAGCGGCCTCCGGCCCCGCTGCGTACCTTCAATGACTGGCCGGAATAACCATCTGAAAGACTGAAAAATGAACCGCAAGAACCTGCAAACCCTTCGCTATGCCGCCATCGCTGCTGGCACCTCCCTGGCTGTTTCCGCACACGCTGCCATCCCTGAAAACGTCAACACCGCTCTGGGTTCGCTGTCCACCGACGCGTTGACTGTGGCAGGCATCGTCTTGGCCGCCATCGTGGCCGTCTATGCCTTCAAGTTCATCCGCAAGGGCCTGTAACACGCGCAGAAGACCGTGGTACTGATAGCACCAATCCTGGCTGAAATGGGTGTGAACGTCGCGCTCGTTTCCGGGTTGGTGCTGTCAGCCCGTATTGCGCTTTTCGTGCATCACTTCATCAAAAAGGGGCTTTGATGGCCTATCAGGTCAACGGTGCTTGCTACGGCACTGCGCAACAGGCCGCACAAGCATCGGCTTCTCAGCAGGTTGGGGCTGTCGTGTCCCACAGTGGCACTGTCTACGTTATCGACGTAGCAGGCGCTGCTGATGCATCCATCACTTACCGATTTCAACCGGTGGCTGGCGGTGCACCTATGCAGCTTGTCGCGGGCTATACGCCGCAGCCTTGCAACCTTCTGCAAGTGCAGGACGGCTTGGCAATGGGCTGGATGGTCGCGGGTGCATGGATCGGGGCCTTCTCACTGATGTTTCTCGCTCGCATACTGAAAGGTGAAACCAACGATGGCGACTCCTGAATTTTGGGCCGCGTTTGCCGGCGTATTGGGCACTGTATGGATCATCTGCGCACGTTGGTAGCGGCGGCCTTCGCACTCTGTGGGAGTGCCCACGCTGGCTACGCTCAGTTAGCTCCGCCACGCGGGTTTGGCTCTGTCGGTGGTGGCTTTGGCTACGCCGTAGCAGCCAATGACGCAGTTGCAGGGCGCGTTATCACTCAGGCGGGAGCCTTGACGGCAAACGTCGGAGGTCAAGCGGTGAAGATGCCTGTCGCATACCGTCTTGCTGCCAATGCTCCACGTATCGCGGCGGCTGTCGTCTTCGCCAACCCTGCGCTGCGTATCGGTGTCGGCATCGCTGCATGGCTGCTGACTGGAAAACTTGTGTGGGATGCCACTGATGGTGTTTGGCGGCAGGTGTTTGACCCCAACTCCACCGACGGATTGGAATATCAAATGCCTGATGGATCGTGGAGCACCAGCCTTATCGGCACTTGCACTGCTCACTTGGCATTTAGCCGATCAAGCGGTGGTGCTTTCTATCGAGCCGTTGCTGTGTCAGGTCCTGGTCAATGCTCGTATGAATATTCCTTCTCCGAAGGGCCCAACGCTCAATGGGCTAAGTCAACGGTTACGCCTCCAAAGCGCCAAGTGCCTGTCCAGGATGAATGTCAGCCCGGCACCATTCCTATGCTGGGCGGATGCGCGACGCCTGCCATTCCTGCCCCGGAGTTCGACAAGATATTGAATCCAGACAATCAGCCTGCATGGCCCATGCCGTCAACGGTTCCCAAAGAGTTGCCACCTGGAACCGTTCTGCCTGTCGAGCAACCTGTGCCTAATCCCTCTCCCGGTTTGAACCCTTTGCCTCAGCCTTTGTTTGTCCCTTCGGGCAACCCGGTGCCAAACCCAAAATTCGACCCTAGTGCGCCTGTTAGTCCTGCCAATCAGCCCTACATCCAGCCCGGGGTGCGTGTCGTGCCTACCCCAACGCCAAGGCTGCCTTGGCAAGTCGATCTACAGCCTGTAGATCGCCCCGTTGATAGCCCTGACCCTAACCCCGATCCGGTCACTGATCCAGACCCCAAGGACGACGCGCCAAAGGAAGAGACGCCAGACCTGTGTGAGAAGAACCCGGAAATCTTGGCCTGCCAGAAGCTGGGCGACATAACACCCAAAGATTTGCAGAAGAAGACAGTCACTCTTTCAATCAATAGGGAGGATGGTTTTGGGCCATCCAATTCATCCTGTCCAGCACCTAAAGAGTTCGCCGTTTTCGGTAAACCAATGGCTTTCAGGTGGGATTTGCTCTGCGACTTTGCATCACAGATTCGCCCCTTGCTCGTCGGCTTCGCTTATCTGTCTGCTGCTCTGGCCTTCATGGGCCTATCTAGGAGGGATTGAATGGAAGGTATGGCCGAATGGCTTGCAAAGATATCGTGGCCCTTGGTGTCGCGTGTGATGGTCGCCCTTGGCTTTGGCTACACCACCTATGAGGGCGCTGACTCCGCATTGAGCGGAGCCATGAGCGCAGCCAAAGCTGCATTTACCGGCTTTGGTGGTGAAGTGCTCCAACTGCTCGCAATGGCCGGCTTCTTTGAGGCCATGGCTATCACCAGCGGCGGTATCGTTTCCGGGCTCGCCTGGATGGTCATGAAAAAGTTTGCGCTGCAAACTACCGGGTCGGGCAGCTAATGCTTACGCTGATAACAGGCGCTCCAGGCTCCGGAAAGTCCGCTGCTCTCGTCTCCATGCTCGAAGAAGTAGGGAAGGGCAGACAGCTATACGTCAACGGCATCCCCGACCTGAAAATTGACCATCAAGAACTGGCTGAGCCTGAGCGCTGGCCCGAACTGGTTCCCGATGGGTCAGTCATCATCATTGATGAGGTGCAGCGCGTATGGCGTCCACGTGGGCCCGGTCAGAAGGTGCCCGATCACGTCGCCATGCTGGAAACCCACCGGCATCGCGGCCTTGATTTCTACATCATCACTCAAGGCCCAAACCTCGTAGATTCGAACGTCCGAGCCCTGGTCGGCCGACACGTCCATCTTCGAGATCTCGGCATCCTCGGCCGCTGGTGGTACGAATGGCCGGAGTGTGCGGACAACTGCCGTACCGCCTGGAAAAACGCCCCCATCAAAAAGCGCTATCGGCTTCCCAAGCACATTTTTGGCAAGTACAAAAGCGCGTCGATCCACGTTAAGCCAATCCGCTCGGTGCCCTGGATGCTCTCCGTCATGGTTGCTGCCCTCGTGCTCGTCGCGGTCCTGTCCTGGTACGCGTACAAAGCCATCAGTACACGCATGAGCCCGCCTCAGGTTCCTGCACCAGCGACTCTCCCTCAGCCTCTCCCTGGCGCAACAGTCCAGGCCCCGCCGACTCAATCGCAGCAGGCCCCCTCTGCGCCACCTGATGAGCGCGTTGATTTCATCCCTCGGCTGAGCGACAGGCCATGGACCGCCCCCGCATATGACCATCTCCGCAGGGTCGTAGTCATGCCAGTGATCACCGGCGCGATGTGCATCGACGGCCAATGCGTGTGCTTTTCCGGGCAGCGCAAGCTTCTGGACGTCACCAACGATGCCTGCAACCAATGGCGCATTGACCGGCCCTTCAATCCCTACGTGGCCGACGCCGAAAAGCCTTCGGGGCATACACCGTCCGCACAGGCTCAAACTGAGCCTGTTCCTGCCGGCTCCGCAAGCGCAGGCTAGGCCCGGTGCGCCATCGCCGCGTGACCACCTTCCAGGCGACGAAACCCGCCACCACTGCCAGCGTGGAAGTGATCCATGGGTGTGATGCGGCCCATGCCGCCAGCGCATTGAGGTGCATGCGCCAAGTCTATCGATCTGCTTTGCACAGCTCTCAAATACCGCTCCACTTTTCCATCCTCATGTCCACTAGCCTCGCCATGAATGGATTCATGGTCGAGGTGTCGCAGCTAAACGCCAGTCCTAGCGACCTGCACGACTGGCGAACATCTGCGCCCAGCTCGCGCGCCTTCCGTGCCGCTTCGTTTACCCATGCTGGCGTGCGCTTGGCGTCTGGATACCGCACCATGCCCGCCGCCTTGAACGCCCTTGCCCGATCTGCGCGAATTGCCCGCAAAACCCGCGTCGTTGGCCGTGCCAGTGCCCACACCAGCAACCGCCCGAACGGCAACACCAATTGCAAAGCCATTGCCTCTGGATGCTTGCGATAGTTAGCTGCGATCAT